CACCAGCATACAAATGCACCATTCCTTTTTCAGACCATGCAATAATTTCACCCTTAGCACACAAAAAATAATGATCTTGTTTATGCACCTTGCCAACAATCAAACAACCCGCTGGGCGGCTCAACTTTCGTGCATATATACCACCATGAAAATAATGTTCTGTGTGCATAGCGTCAGATGCCGCTTGCAAATCAGCCACTGGCATCATGGCCATTTCGCGCTGCAATTTTTCAATTTGCTCGCGTGATGGAATTTTGATTTCGGCTAAGTTCATGGGTTGTAATACGGCACTTTGTACGGTTTACCAGCAACCGTGATGTTGATGAATCCAACAGGATTTGCAGGCAATGTCGCCGACCGCGCTGTGGCTGTTGTTGCGCTTGACCAATTCAGCAAATTCAAAAACCATTGCTGCCAAGCTCTGGTTGGACGGTTTGTTGTCTTGTCCAGAAATTCGGCTTGTGGATATGGCTGGGTCTGCGAGTTGTAAAGCATCAGTTATCTCCAGCAGATGCTTTAAGATTTGCCGACACAATTACCGCCTTGACCGGATCGGTAATGACAACTTCATAAACTCGATCTCTGGCCATGCCCAAACGCCTCCAAATCGCACGGTTTTTATACTTGCCAATTTGTCCGATTGTGACCCAGTATTCACGCGACCATGTTGAACCGCCATCATTTGACCAGCGTAACATTGCCTGTGGATAAGTTGTCGTGTCGCCAGTGTTTATTTTAGCCCCATTTCCAATAATAAATATGTCCGTTGGCCCAATTGTTAGCGCTGCCGTTGCGCCAATGTAATAAGGATCGGTAATAAAAATAGTGGGGAAATTAACAGATAACCCAGTTGTACCCACGCCAGGCTGGAACTGAATTTGTAATTCGTCAAAAAACTGGCGCTGTAAGTCAGCCACCAAGTGCGGCGCACGGCGTAAACGCCTAATTGTCTGACCATCATCCGTGTAATTTTCACGGTCTAACTCGTAAATCTTGCCGTTGTCATAATCCCCACACAGCACCAAACCTTGAAACACCGCCGAACAATTCCCGCGGTGGCGACCGTAAACATTGCCATTAGTGACATACAGCCACTTGTGCCACATTGTGGTTGTAGCGTCATAAACCCATGTTAAGTTTAATGTAGGGAATGACACCACATAACATTCATGACCCTCAAGCTGGTATGTCCATGCCACCGCATCATCAATGTATTCATTTGCCAGTGTGTTTTCAACCGCATGGGTGGAAATACGCTTAGGCAGATAACCCTCCATTTGCATGATCATGCCTTGGCCACGGTTGTTTCTGGACACATAGGCAAAGGAATTGCCCAATCTGGCCATAGAAAACTGGGCGGCAATGCCGTGCTGGGTGGATGTGCCTGGTATGCGCTGGTAGGGGAATGGAAACGCGCCAACATCAATCCAGACTTCAGATGACGATTCTCCCAGCAAATACACTTCACGGTGATCCACAATCAGCGACACCAAATTGTCAGGCGCACCGTCTTTAGATGCAAACGACAAAGGCTGTGAAATAGGGCTTAATGCGTCAGATGAACCCCATTGCTGGGTGTTAGGGCGGTTGTAGACAAAATAATTGTCTACGGTGTCCACGGTATTACCACCGCTAAACGCACCGTCTGAATTGGGTATTTGCGTGAAATTCAACGCATACATGGACTCAGAGCTAATTTGCTGAGAATTGCTGACCGTATATGTGCCAACACCGCCAGAACCCGTGCCTAATGCCGTAATCATTGTGTTAGCTGATATACCTGCGCCCTGAATTGTTTGGCCAAGGTACAAAGTGCCAGAACTAACCGCAGTCACGTTTAAGGTGGTCGGTGCGTATTTGTACGTCAATCCGGTTGGTGTGCCTGCCGTGGTGGTGATTGCCGTGCCGCCAGAAGTAGCCGACAGCGTGAAAGTGGTCGAACCGTTGGTGGCAATAATGTAATAAGTGGTCGGGTTTGTGTAACCAGTGATTGAGCCTGTGCCGCCAAACGTGCCGCTGATAGTCAGGGATTGACCGATAGCCAGCGTAAACGGCGCAGCAGTGCATGAAAACTGTCCAGCAGTACCTGTGATAGCCACGCCGGTCAAAGTACCGCCAATGGTCGCTGTGACGATTGCGCCAGCCGCAACACTAGACATGGATTCGCTGAGAACAGTCTGTGATGTGCTGATGGTGTAGTTACCAATTCCACCTGCGCCTGTGCCAAACGCAGTGATTATGGTTTCACCAGCCACGCCTAACCCGAATATCTGCTGACCCACCGCCAATGTGCCGCTTTGCACCGATGTGACAGATAAAGTCGTGCCAGACATTGACCCATTGAAAGTAGCTGTCGCTGGCGTAGAAATTCGCCATGTGTAACGGTACGCACCGTCAACAATATAGACATTAACGCCGTTGTCAGTGATTCCAACTCGACCCGTGGAAGTGTTCAAATACCCGACAATAGTTGGTGTGAAGTTGGATGTCATAACGTAGACGTATGGTCCACATACAGCAACCAGTTGCGCCCCGCCGGACACGGTACGCAAGCCACGAACTTCAGCCGCGTACAGGTTTACTTTGGCAGTTAAACCAGGCGTAGGGTACAAGGCCACCACGCCGCGAGTGCCAGGCTCTTTTAGCGGATCAATCTCAGGAAAGAAGTTAATACATTCCTGCGCGTCCTGATAAATGCTTGGCGCTTCGTAACTTGGGCCGATAAAACCAAAATCAGGCATTTGTCATCCTTATCGAGCAAATCCACCGGACAAAATCCAACCCGCATCTTTTGCCTTGCCGACCAACAATGAATCAGGATACCTTGATGTCTGAACTGGTCGCATATTGGTGCGCTTAATGGTGGCTTTAGCCTGCGCCGCAAAGCCTGAAATCATCGCTATTTGCACTTGGCTGTTCTTGCCGTACATAGGCATCAATCGTTCAGCCAAACACCATCTAGCCGCCATTGCGTAAGCCTGTGGCAGAACAATCGTGTCATTTATTGAGTCGTATCTGCGAAATACCGTGTCCGCAAACAGGTGCATTTCGCCTTGGCTTGGGTTTGGCCAAACAAAGATATTCCCTAAGACTTCAGTCGGTTGGTAATACAAAGCCTTTGGCCAAGGACCGGACAGCGTTTTCAGTCCGATCATTTCATAATCTTCAACCGCCAGAATTGCTACCGGATAGTCTAGACCGCCGTTAACAATAGGAGTGCCGTTTGAATTAGTATTGATACGAACAAAAGCAGAACTAATAACGAGTGGTCGCTGGTAATAGGCGTTGATTGTTGTTGACGCGGCGGTTTGAGAAATGTTGACGGTGTATGTGCCTGCTTCATTGACGTTACCCCCTGCGCCTGTGGCAAACCCTGTGATAGTAGTTCCTGTCACAACCCCAGAGCCGCTAAGAGTTTGACCCAGTGCAATAGCGCCAGAATTGATAGATGTGACCGTCAAAATGTTGCCAGAAATACTGCCGACAAAATTTGCGCCAATCTGACCGCCTGGTCCAATGGTGTATTGCGTCTGACCTGGTGTTATCGGAAAGACAATTTCAGTCTTGTAAAACACCATCATGTCTTCGTTTGACCACTGATCGAGCATATCGTTCAGCATATCAAACGCATCTTGCGCCGCTTCAGGCGTAGGTGTTTCCCCAGCTTCCAATGCACCAATGTCTTTTAATGCCCTAGAAATTATGTCAATCGGCTGGGTCATGTTTATTCCTTATATATCCGGTGTAAAGACTTGTGGCAGCCAAGGTGCGTGTGTTGGCTTAAATTCATTTGTTTTTATTTGTTTTTGTAGATTTTCTTTGATTAAGCCGTTACTTGCAACATCTATCCACTCAGCTACCATTTCCTCAGTCACTTGGTCAAACTCAACATTCATTACAGGGTCAACAAAAACCCATGTCCCCTCAGTCTCAACGGTGATGTCATCTTCAATTGCAGAGCAATAGTATTTGACTTGCATTATCAAGCCATCTTTTGCATAAATGTCGTTGATTTTCCAAGTAAATGTCATGATGGTTGTTGCTCTTGTTGCTGTTGTTGCTGTTGTTGTTGAGCCGCTACTGCCGCATCGTATGCAGCTTGTTCTTCAGGTGTGTACTCAACCTGAGTAACTTCGCCTGTTTCTACGTTAACTACGATTCTGTGTGTCATGGTGTTTACTCGTACAAAATGTTGATTGAACCAGCGTCAAATGTGTCTGCGGGGCTGCCTGTTGCGCTTGCAATAATTCGGAGTCTGTCAATTACTCCGCTAAATGCTTTAACCCCGCCACCATAAACACCCGAAGTGTTTGAACCTATAAGAACATGAGACCCAACCCAAGTATTTCCTGTAAGGTTTGTTAAAACATAATGACCAGTGAGTGTTGCCGCAGAACTTGCAAATGTTGCATAGTTCATGACAAAACCAGTAGTAATAATTGCTGTAGGAGAACCTGAACTTTGCACGTACACAGAGCCAGAAGAATAACCAGTTATCTCATAAGAGCCTGATCCACTTTGAATTTGAAAGTTTGCAGTTCCACCTGTACTAACTGCGTTAAACATCACAGTAATGCGCTTTACCCAAGCAGGTATATTTGTAAATTCAATGCTTGTGCCGCTGGTAGATGCTACCGCAGTAGTAGTTTGAATACCGTTATAGATTGCACCGCTGTTGGTTGTTACACCTGCTGATCCATCAACTACTGTTGTCATGATTAACCCTCGTAAAGAATGTTGATTTGTCCATTGTCAAAGGTATC